ACCACCATTACCGCCTTTGCTGGATGGCGGATCAGCTACATCCACTGATGGTGGATCGGTAGGTCCACGGCCACCGCCAGCACCACCTGCTGATGCAGCCTCGGGCTCTGGGGCATCCTTCGTCTCTCGTGTTGCGTCACGTCGTGGTCGCTCGTAGCCAGCAGGTGCGTCCTTAGGATGTTTGAATCTGACACGCGGCTGAGGTTGACCTTCCTCAGCAGCAGCATCCTGGGCAGGCTTCTCTGATTTCGCAGCAGGCTTCTCAGGCTCCTTAGACGGTTGTACATCAATCACACGCGGCTTGATACGCCCACCCGAAGCTAATGGGTTGGCTATAGACGTAGACTCCGCACTCTCCTCGGGCTCCTCCATGTCATCTATGAGGGTCCGCCCGCCTGGTGTGTCGTATAGCTTCTTAGGCTTCTTTGGGTTCTCATGCTGCTGAACTTCGGTTGGCAGCCCACTGAAGAACTTTTCGCGATGCTCTTCCCAAGCGGCACGATCCTCATCGGAGTGCCCACCACCGCGCCCACCCTTACGTGGTAGCGGATTTATACGAGGTTCGTGGATACCCATATCACGGAGTTCTTCGGCCAGCGAACGGACATCGTTACCGGACGAGACTGCCCTGTAGAGTTGGTCCGCAATCTGGCGACCCCACCGAGGATGTGTTGACCCAATCCCATGCACTACCTTGAGTGCGGAATCGTAAGCCATACGAATATCGGGGAGACCGCCTGCGCCGCATTTGATAGCCTCGCGGAGCGCCTCGATATGCTTCTCAGCCTCTCGAATCTTCTGGTCTATCGCCTTAGGTCTACGGGCTTGCTCTAGCGGGCCCCACTGGGTGACGAGGCTATCATATCCAAGGAGGGACAATCCTGGCAGGTTCATGGCCGTGTCACCTCCGGGAAGACCTCACGCAACGCACATTCTACATCGAATGACGCTACGATACGTTCCCTGTTGTACTTCCTGCACCACTCGTCCCACTCGTTCTCGAATGTGGGGTTCGTGATGTGCGCGTTGAGTTTGATCTCCGTACCTAGATACGCCCAATCCAACTCCAACGCGTTCTTCAACGCCTTAGCCCGTGTCTTCACGACTATGTACGGGTTCTTGCCTCTCGAACTCAAACGCCTCGGCGGGAACGGGGCCTCGTCAGCGTCCAGGATCGGGTCCCTGAGCGCCACGTAGTAGATGCGATACACCAACGTGATAAGCTGCGCCTTCGGGCCGTCTAGCTCCGTATCGTCGCGTTCCGGGTCAATGTGGACACTTGGTAGGTAGTCCGCGCCCCGTTGCAGGAACGCCTCATACGGACCAATGCTCCACGAGTTGACATTGGATACGTCGATGTAAGAGCCGTCATCGCCCATAACGGTGATGGTGCCGACAGGGGATGCTGTAGCCGGATAGGCAAGGCCCATCGTCCGCAGCATCCCCTTGACAATCTCGTTATACGGCAGCGTCCACATATCGCTCCTACAAGGCCGGCGTCCGAGCAGCCGGGATGTCACTCACAACGGCCAGGATCACACTGTTCGTGTTAGCGGTCGCAGCCCACGCAGTGGTCAAGAAGGTCAGGATACCTGTATCACTGGCTGCGAGTTTCAGATAGCTCGTGCTAGCCGGCCACAGATCACCAGCCGCAACGGAGCTCATATTCCACGCGGTCTGCGCCTTAGTAGCCGCGTTCCCATCTTGATTGGTGTAACTGATCGTGATGGTGTTCGAGTTCCCGCCCGTCCCGATAGCTAGCACCTCGAACTTGAGGTGATCGCCTGGCAGGTCGAAGTGGGTCGTGTTAGGCGTGATCGTGTCGATGACCTCGACCGTCCCACCAGCCGCGTTCGTGATGCGAACCAACGCCAGTGGCGGCTGCTTCACAAGGCCCGAGAGCCGGCCGGACGAGTTGTAGACCTCGGTCGGAACGCCACGGAACCAAGTCGCGACCGGTGGTGTGACAACGGTGTCCTTGGTCCGCTTCATCTGGATGTAGTAACGGGGCACCAAGTCGGTCGCGGCGTAGTAGTTACCGCCTGTATCAACGTTAGTCATCGCCCAGTCAGACGGTGGGGTGAAGGTAATGATCTCACTCGCACGCATGCCGGTCGTCCCATCCACAACGGTGAGCGTGTTGTAGGTCGTCCCGCCCGCCGAATAGGTGAACTCCACATCGCAGTCGGCACTCGCTTTCGTTCCAAGCTGGACCGCAATCGCACTAACGGGCCGATTGAACCCAAGCACAACACAGGCATTATCGGAAGCGAAGATGGCTACGTCCGAAGCCCCAACGTCCGCAGCATCGGTCGTATCGTCCGTCCACGAGCCCGCAGTCCCAACATAGCAAGCGTTCGGTGGGATAGTGCCGTGGACGGGTGTAAAGACGCCTGGCGTCAAGCCGGAGCTATTCTGGAGTGCGTTCGCGCTAACCGCATACGCGACCTCCGCGAAGTAGGGGTGCAGTGACGCCCCCACAGCAGCCAGGTAGGCCGCAACGTTGGCGTACTCACCCCCGTTCTCACTTTCGATGTAGCTCTTGAGGTCTTGATAGAACGCCTTACGAGCAGTGTCCGCGATCATCGCCTTGACCATTGGGTTCTGGTCAATCACTACACTGGTAGCGCGCTGATACCCGTGTCGATGCCAGTTCTCCGGCATCATGGCCTGGTCCACGCGATTGGCTGCGCTACCAAGTGCAATCTCTGCATCCGGGTCGCCGAGAGCGTCAATCAAGTTGAACAGACTCTCACCCGACCAGGAGGCTTGCATGGTATCAAGCGCATTTAGCTGTACCTGGATTTCAGCTGCGATCTTGTCGGTAACCGACTCAATCGTCGTCTTGCTTAGCAGACCCATGATTTACCTCCTCCTTCAGTGGGCTCACACGACCCGTATGACTGGCCGTAACGCCGCGTTCAACGTTAGCGACCACTTTTGCCAACGACCATCAGCCGCTGGTACTTCAACCAGGACAACATCACCTGGCTCAATCGAAATAGTGCGGGGGGCCCCGCCGGGGTCTAACCCCCCGCTAGTAGCCTTCGCTGGGGCCTGGGGGGGAGCCACCTCGAAGGCATCCTCGTCGATCTCGAACTCAAACGCCTCGGCGGGATCGACTTCTTCGGTCTTGTCGGTCTTCTTACGTGGCATAACGGCCAACCTCCTACATCTCGTCGTTCGCAGGTGGACTCCTGAAGATCAAGTCTCCAACCGTATGAGTCATCTGCGTAGAACAGTGTGCGTCACTCACATAGAAGATTTCGCCGGTCGCTATGCACACCAGTTTGTCATGCCGCTTGATGCGATAGTCGATGTTCGCCAACTTCGTGATCGTCGATACCTCGTCTATCTCAATGCCCATGTCCTCATCCACCGGCTCCAAGTTCTCATCCAGTATGTAGTCCAACTTCGTGCTTATCTGGTGGGTTGTCTCCCCATACCGGATTGGGTGGACAAGCTCATCGTCGTGTATGACGGGCGAGACAATGGCCGGGATCGTTGGATATAGGAAGTGGCGCACCCAACTCATCCTAGTAGTCTCACCGTAGTCCAGGCCCCGATACGCGGAGTACCACTCGTAGGTCGTGAGTGAGGTATCGACGATCTGGTCATACATGACCTTAGCTTGTGCAAAGAGGGCAAGATTCACTGCTTGTCCTCCTTGCCTTTAGCCTGCTTCTTACGAACAGCCATCATCAGGAGAGAAAACCCGGTCGATGGGACACCGGCTGCAGTCCCCATGCTAGCCTCACCCTGCTGCCCCTTGTTCCGTAGTCTGGACTCCTGTAGCACATTGTTGAGTTGGTTTGCTAGCATGGCGAGCCGTTCGGAGATCGTCTCTGCCGACTGCCCTAGCCGTTCAGAATGGACACGACCAGCGCCCCGGCTACCCATAGCGATATGAGTGCGGAGCGATCCAACACGTGCCCGGTCAGAGAAGCTCCCACGTCGTATACCCTTAGCCGTTGTGGACTTGAAGTAGTTGGATGACGCCTGCGCGTCCTTACGTGCCTTAGCACGTTGGGCAGCCATCACCTTAGCCTTGTTCTGCTTCTTGATGGTCTCGATGTGCATACCCGTAATCGAGATCATCTTCGCGCCCGCTTTGCCCTTCATGGCCTGATACGAACGCTTAGACCCCTTCGTTGGGTATCTCGCCATCCGAGCCCCATGCTCAGCCCGGAACTGGCCGGAACGACCGCTATAGCCGCTAGGCCCTACTTGTCGGTAAGCCTGGTCCAAGACTGACTGTAACGCATCCCGATTAGCCTCGAAGCCGCTAACGACACGCTGGGCGGATGTATCGCCAGACGCGGCCTTACGACCGTAGTGCGCCATTGTCTTACGACGCAGGTCTTCCTTACCAGCCGCGCCCCATCTCATGTTCGCGTTGACCTCATCCTCCTTGGACGTGCCCAAGATACGGTGGATGAGGTCTTCCGCTGCAACCCTGTATCGTTGTGCCTCTGCGATCATCTCTGGCGGTGGCTGTCCTGTCTGGGATGCGATGGCTCGAATCTGGTAGCCGAGTTTCGCAGCTTTCATGCGAAGCTCGCCCGCCTTCTCGACCATCTGCGGGTCAGCCTCACGAGTGGGATCGAACTTACGGCCAATGGCCTCCGCCTTGCGTTTCAAGAGACGCGCACCGTATGCGGCGGCGGCCTTGTCCTGGAGATCATCGACCCGAGCCATTGCGCCCTGCACCTCGCGTGGATCAGCTTGACCCGACGCACGTTGCTTAGCGATATCAGACATGATGCCCTCAGCAACGTACATCTGCCGACGCCCGCGAGCCTTGTTGAACTTGATGTCTCGCTTACGGGGGTTAGCTTCTAGTAGCTGGGCCACGGTTGGCATGTCTAACTACCCCTTCTTCTTGAGCCAGGGCAGATTCAGCTTGCCCTTGTCCTCATCGTCCTCTTCCTCGGTATCCTCATCCTCTTCCTCTGGCTCCTCTTCGTCCCTAGCCTTCTTAGCCTTGTCCTTGGCCTTCTCAAGCATCAGACGGAACGCAGACTTTGAGGCTACCGACTGGTTGTGCCGCTTACGGGGCTTACTCATCGTGGGCAGTTCGCCACCGCAAGCCTGATACATACGGGCTGTAGTGCGTGTGAGAGCGGACAGCTTACCCATCTGGATTACCTCCTAGCCACTTCTGGATACGACGGCGAAGTTAGCTGTTCGGGATAGAAGCAGCTTCTCCACCTCGTCCGCGCGACTGCGATAGAACTCGACACCCTGACCTAAGTCGATGCTCATGCCAGTGTCCGTAAAGCTCTGAGCCAGGCCGGACTGACCAGCCATCGCATTGTAAGTCTCGATCAGGACGCACAGGTGGAAGACATCCAAGTCCGTCTTCTTGATCTTCGTGCTGGGCCGACTCAGTCTGACGAAGGTGTATAGCGTCTGGCTAGCGGTTGGGGGCGGCATCAAACGCAGGTAGTAGTTACCATCAACGCGTTCCTGCAAGTCCCAAACGCCCTCGAACATCTGGAGCAGGTGTTTCAAGTCTGCCATCCAGATGTACCCAATCGTTGGCTGATCGAACACGTAGAACTCACCAACATTCAACCCCCACCATACGGGCATCTGGGACTGGAACGTTGGACGCGATGTGAATCCGCTCGGCGAGTAGTAGAGTTCACTGACGCCCAAGATGTCGTAGGAGACTGCATCCTGAGTTACTGTAGCCGCCAGTTCATACTCGCCAACTCCTGGTGTAGTAGCGATAGTGGTTGCCGCTAGCAGGGGCCGTATCTTAGAGTACCGGACAAGGCCAGCCATGATATGCCAGTCTAGCTGCGCGTCCGTAACCATAGCCACAGACGGAACACCCATAGCCCGCAGATACGACTTCAAATCTGTTACGCTGACGTATCCGATAGACATAGGTGATTACACCCTATCCAGAAACAGCAGCAAGCAGTGCGTTGGTCCTAGTGCCCCAGGTATTACCCAGGAGCATCTTACGTCGGTTCTTTGTCTTGATTGCGGACGCACGGAGTTCCGCTGTCTTCTCCGCACCCTGCACAACTGCGCTAATGAAGCCGTTAGCGGTCGCCGGCACTACCACTGCAGGTGTGAAGCCCTTGATGTCCTCACAACCAGACGCAACCACGTTCAGGCCACAGGCTAGATACTCATACATCTTGATTGGGTTGACACCCTCTACTAGCTTAGTCTGAGCGAACGGGATGATGCCAACGTCCGCATTGACTCCGTATCGCCATAGCTGGTCCGTGTCGATCCAACCAAGCCAATGGATGTTGGGCGCGTTCGATACGACAGACGGAATCTGTGGCTTCGCGCCTATGATGTTGAACGTTGCAGATGGTATCCCATCGGCAACCTCACGCAGCAACGACCAGTCGATCCAAGAACCGAACAGACTGCCCCACATCACTACAGTCGGATTCCCGATCTGCATATCGGCTGGTGCATCGGTCGTCTTCCCAATCGGGAACAGCACCGGATCGAATGCGTTGGGGATCAGCTTCGCCTTCTTGTTGGCTGGCAATACACTGTCGAACTTCTTCTTGAGCCGCTTGCTAGTCACGACCACGACATCGCTATGCTCCAAGATGATTAGCTCGGAGTCTAGGAAGTTGTAACGACCCTGCTTGACGACCTCAACCCCGCGTGGGAGCGCAACATCGTCAAACTCGACCCAATCATCTACGACGTAGTAGACCGAAGTCCAACCCAACCGCTTCCGCGCCTCCTTAGCTACTAGCCCGTAAGCTGGTAGGGGCGCAGTCGCAATCGTCATGCCGCCCGGCCCTAACACGCTAGCCTCAGTCACCAATCTCGTGACTTCCTCTAAGGCTACGTCCTGCACCTTGCCAGAGTGGAAGTTAGCCTCTAGCTTTGGCATTGTCCCACGAACACCTTGCGGAGCCGTGTATTCTGGGTGGCGCATCCCGCGTGGGGGTGGCAGGTGGGAGTAAAGAACCTTGTGGCCCATCTTTCCCAACTGCTTACTAACCTCAAGTGGTGTCTGGCCTGAGAACGAGCCGCCTGGAATAGCGGGCGTCATCATCAAGACAGGCATCGGGCCGTCCGACTTCTGCTCGGGCTTGAAGAGCACCTTCGACTCAATGATTGGGACTGGGAAGTCAGCCGTTGACTCCCCCGGCGCGTCAGCAGCAGGAACCTTCGTCTCTAGAACGGGCAAGTCTGGCACGTTGTAGTCCGGGTTTCGAGATTCCTTGAGACTCTTGGCCGTCTCGTACGGTAGAACCCCCCAGCCCTTCTTTGGGCTTGTAAATGCTGGCAGGATGAAGCGACCCCAGTCCTTCGGGTGCTTGGTCAAGTTCTGGACCGGCACCTCCTGCAGAAGTTGTGGATCAAGCTGTCGTCTACGGGGCACGGCGGGTGTCCCCCCTATTCGGAGTCAGGGAGGGTCCTACGTGTTAGTAAGACCCTCCCTGTAGGTGGTGCAACGTTCTACTTACCAGTCAACGCCGGTAACACCGGTTTTGATGTCCACACGAGCGAACATCTGCGGGATGACGACCTTCAGAGCGGACTGCTCCATGACACCCACGCGCTTGGTGAAATCGTTCGGCTCCGCGAACAGAGGAACGATGCGGTAGGTGAATGGGGCGTAGACAATGCCGCAGTCACTGAAGGTGTCGCCACGGGCGACGAGGAGGAGCTTGTCCTTGAACTTGCCAACCGCGCTGCCTGGGTAGTCGCGTCCCCACCAAGCGCACTTGATGACGGTGTAGAAGTTCTGGGGCGAGCCAACGACCTGGATACCGTGGGCGAACTCCCAGGTGTCGCGGGTCTGCTGGAACGCGCCAGAGGCCATCGTCCGCATCAGACGGTCGGTGCTGTCGGCATCACCAATGACGAAGGACGCCTCACGATACCTGGACTGGAAAATCTTGCTGCTGGCCCGCTGCACGTAGCCGTGAAGCTGAGCCTTCCAGTCACCTGGCTCCCAACCAGAGGGAGTGCCAGTACCGTAGGTGACGGTCTGGGCGTCGGACGCATCGAGCATCAACTCAAGAGCGTTGAAGTTGACCTCACGAGCGATGTGGTCGGCCATGCGAGTGATGTACTCACCAAGCGGATCGCGGTTGTGGTAAGCGATCAGCTTGTCCTCCATCTCCTGAGACCAGAACGCGGTCATCTTGCGAGGGCTGACAGAGAGCAGTTCCTCGACAAGCTCGAAGCCCAGACGGCTGGCCTGAACGCCCTCACCAGGATCACTGGCGATGTTCAGGTCATAGCAGCCCATCTGGTAGAGAGTCGCGGCAGTCCCGCTCACACCGCCCGAGCCATCGTACTTGTAGCCTAGGTCATTCCAATAGAAGAACCGAGTGTCCGGTCGGTCGATTGGATAGACCGCGCCCACACGCGCAAGCAGAAGCTGCGGGTAGACACGCGAGATGAGTGGGAAGATGAACGGCTGACCTGCCACAACACCGCTAGCAGCGGTGCTGCCAGACGGCATGGACTGGTCAAGACGACGGAACCCACGATCCCCAGCCTGCAGGAGATTCAGGTAGTGGGTCGCATCGCCCTGGTTCTGCTGCACCATATTACGAAGCAGCATCCGAAGCCCAGCCTGCGGTGTCGCAGTCTGGAGGTAGGGGACCCCATCCTTGTTGTCGTAGATGAAGTCTGGGTCCTTGCTGACATCCCTAGCAATTGGGGCACCAGCCGTGCGGTCCTGGTTCAGAACCTTGCCCAACTCGCACTGGTCAAGGGCAGCCTGGGTGAGATAGTCTGGAATCTCCCAGATCGTCTCAGGCAGGCGGCCATCGGGGCTGACTGGGGCGTCACTCGGGTTGCCGGTGTTGAAGCCGACGCCCTTAGCAGCGTGTTGCCACTTACCGCCAGTGAGGGTGCCCACGAACTTACCGATGTCCTGCGTCTTCTCCTCGAACTCCGAGCGAGTCGCCACGTTCTGCAGCAACGACCTCGCGGCCTGCTGAGTCGCGGGATCAGGCAGGTTGCCGATGAAGGCCCGAACGTCGTCCTGGACGAGCCGCCGCTCCATCTCAGCGTTCAGACTGGTCATCTGCTCGAACGCGGGACCGACAGCCTGATCCAGCATACCGATCACCTCGTCCCGTACATCAGTGATCCGAACAGTGTTCGGGTCCGCGTTCTGGCGGGCGTAGCTATCGGGATTGTCGCCCGACTCGATCTGCTGCGGCCCCTTCTCAGTGCGGATAAGCTCGTACGTCTCCCGACCATCGTCGATGACGACCTTGTTCCCACTCTTCTTCACACTGGCAACCTTAGCCAGGAAGGTGGGCAGCCACTCATCGAGACCTGGATGCGGGTAGGGCTCCTTGATCCCGTTGGCGGTCGAACCGTCCGCCTCGGGCGTACGCGGCTTGTCGGCGAGCTTCGGACCGTCCGGATCAGCCTGATCGAGATCAAGCCGGTCTAGCACCTCAGACAATCCCTGCACTAGCGCGGACTCGATGGCGTCGTATTCCGACTCATCCGAATCCTGGTCCAACGTCGCGATGTACTCACCAAGCCGCTCAAGGTCGCCCTCCTGGAAGATGGGCGCACCGAACTGGGACTTGTAATCCCTATCGGCCTGCTCCAGCATCCCGAGGGCCTCCTCGAACTCCTGGCGGCGATTAGCTGCGGCCATAGTTGGCAGCCTCCTAACAGATAGCCCCCGGAGGGAGCCTATTACACGGGTCAGTAAGCCCGTGGTCCAGAACCGAAACTACGGTTTGCGTTGGGAGCGCCGTCTGGCCGCAGCATCGGATTTCTGACTTGTGGTTGAATCGACACCGGTCCCCTGCTCATCGCATTGGGCGGTGTCCGCATCCCTACATTGGGAAACTTAGGTTTCTGCAATCCCCACGGCTGCTTACCCTGTGGAGAGATCATGCTTAGCCCGCCACCACGACGGCCACCGAACCCACCACCTCCACCGAACCCACCACCGCTTCTAAACCCACCGCCCCCACCGAATCCACCGCCACTGCTGAATCCACCACCGGCACCGAATCCACCAAGTCCACTACCACCGAACTTGGATGGTGCATTCGCGAAGCCCTGTGCTGCCCCACCCAATGCATCAGCTATGTTCATCGGCGGATTGCCACGACCGCGCCGACTCCACTTGTTGAATCCATAAAGGAAGTTAGGCGGGCTGCTACCTCCACCGCCAGGTGAATAACCGCTGGATGGTCCACCAGACATTCCGTAGTATTGGAGCATGAGTTGACCGAGTGGACCTAAGTCTGCACTTGCAGCCATTGGGAGCATCTGTCGGGAGGTGTTAGCTTTAGGGTTCCTGCGTCTGCGTTTCTTAGCTTCGAACCGTTCGCGCAGCAAGTCCGCAGCACTCTTACCAAAACGGTCGGCCCAACCGCCTGTCTTACGCCGATCATCAGACCACCTGCGATTTGACTGACCAGGCTTGACATACTTCATGACGGTGGTCTCCTTGATCGCCCCAGTTGGTGAGTGCTTGATCGCCTTTCGCACGGAGTTCATGTCGTACTTCGAACTCTCATGCTTGTAGAGGTCAGGATGTATGCCAGTCTCTAACGCAATCTTGGGATCATGGGCTGCCGCCCGTATCGCCCGATCTTGCTTTGGTGTTAGCGGAACTGGCATTCCGTTACGCCTTCCGTCTCAGCGTTGGCATAACCCGTAGTTGCACCTTACGAGCCGAGTCGATATGCCGAACCACATCGTCGTGGGTTGCACTCTGGGTCAATCGGCCACGGCTGAATCCGGCACCTGGGGACGCGCCCCCGATGACCGCATCGAACGCCTTGCAGATGAAGTTCTGCACGATCTGGGCGCTCTTGCCACGCCATGTACCGGCCTGAGTGCTACCGAACCCACGGCTGCTCACGTCTACAGGAACACCGCTCTGAAGGATGGTGTGTAGGTCGCGGCCAGCGGACGTGTTGTAGATATAGCCACGCGCAACTAGCTCGTGCCCACCGTCTTGCCGCTTCATGGGTGCCCAGTCAACGCTAGAGAACAGGAGTGAAGTCTCACCCAACACTTCACCAGGGTTAGATGGGTGATCGTTCCGACCTAGCAGCATCTTGCCCTGCGCCATCGCCTGTAGCTGCGGCAGACACTGCTCCCAGATGTTCTTGGGGTAGACCTCGTTCTTCTGGCTTAGAACGTCCGCCACCGTCACGGGCATCTCGAAGCTAGCGACCGCCCACTTAGGCAGCCGGTTACCATCGAGCCCCTGCTCAAGAACCTGGGCCTCAGTCTCAAACCCACTCCAAACCTGCACCATATACTGCTCACCCTGCACCATGTAACTCCACTGTGCAGGGTTCGAGTCCGCACTCTGGCTGCCGCTGTAGGGCACACCGAGCGAAACCTCTGGGTTGGGGCTGGTTGCAGGTGCAGGTGGGTGATCGGGTGTGATGGTCGCCATGTTGGGTGTGCTGGCGTGTACCATCTCATGGACTATCGTGTTGACCGCTGGGTTACGTTCCCCAACTATGTCCGTGTGCGGGTTGAGGCCATACTTGTTCAGCACGTCCTCAATCGTATGGCCTTCCTGATACTCTGCCTTCTGGGGAATGAAACCGTGGTTCTTCAACGTCTCGAAGAACGCACGAGCCGGAACACCAGCACTATGGCTACCCGCTGTGTAAACCCCAGGGTCATCTCGACTACCGGACAATGCCATAACCGGCACCTCCTAGTTGGAGAACGAAAGCCTCCAACTAAGAATGGTGCCGGTCGGCGTATACGTGGGCAATAGAAAAGACCTGTGCTACTTGTATACGAAGAGTTACCTACGGAGTAACTGCTCCTCCAGGTCCTCATCCTCGTCTAGTGGTTCGTCACCCTCATCGGGCGATTCCTCGTCTCCACCTTGTGGTTCTTGTGGTTCGCCCTGTTGACCAGGAGGACCATAGCCGGCTGCTTCGGCGGCGTCTGGGTTGTTGTAGGCCATAGCCTTCTGGGTCTCGTCCTCCATAGCCTTCTGGCGGTGTTCTTCCTGGCCGCGTGTGATCTCGGCCACAATGGAGTCTTGGTCGCGGTCCTGGAACTCTAGGACGTGTCGGACGAGGAAGTCTACAGTGAGGCCGCCCTCGAAGACTTGCTGTAGCTGGAGTGCAGCCTGGCCGAGTTTGACCATGATGTCGGCACGGGTGAGTTTATCCATTGTGGAGATGGGCGACCACACGATGTCGTAATCGTCATCGGTCGCTAGTACACCGTTGAGGTGCAACTCCATGTTGAAGAGCTTCTTGAGGCCGGCGGTCAGGGCTCTCTGTAGGGTCCTAACAACACGAGCGAACTGGACATCCTCACTGTCGGAGCTAGCGTTCTGGGGTGAGGACCCAGCCTTCTCTTCGATCCCCAGGTAACGACGGGGCACTCGTGACCGAGTGATGATCTTGTCCCGTATATGCAGGATGTCAGTGATGTCGGTGATGTGGGTTGCACTGCCCTCAAGAACCTGGATGTCCGTCTCGATGGGGGCAGCACCTGGCTGCAGATAGAAGAACTTGCTTACGTAGTAGTCGGTTGTTACGTCCGTTGGGTTGAACGCGGAATCTACCTTTCCAGCGGTCGATTGGGCTTGCCGTTTTCTAGTGATGCTGTCTTGGTAGTTCCTAATCTGGGCTTGCACCATCTCTGGATCGCCAGCCGCCTGGACAGCGACCGGTACCTTGTGGACTAGTTTTGGGTATGCCCGTGTGATACGCGCTAGGATGAGCCCCTCCTCAAGATACTGAAGCTTCTTCCAGTCGCGCCTCACATTCATGAACAGGCCAGACCCTTTGCCCCGAGCGCACTTCCCAACCTTGAACTGAACGATCTGCCACTCTTGGAACTCGATAGCTTGCTCTTTGCCTTGGAAACGACCCTTCTGGGTATAGCCCTCGATCCGGTTCCCCTTCTCATCAAACTTAGGCCACAACTGCCAAGATGGACGGTGATCGAATCGGGTGATACAGCCAGACAACGGCTCGTCAAACGTCCCACCGCCACCCTCCTGTTGGTAGGGTGACATGATGTTATCGTCGATGATGACTTCACGGAACTCGTTCCCGAACTGGATTGTGGCGCGTCCTATCTGCCACAACTCCTGCTCGTGCAAATCGAGTCGCTTGCACAGATCGTTGATGATGCGGGGTATAGCCTCTAGGTCGATGTCCGTCTCGTCCCGTGGCTTCCTGACCTGGATAGTAAACGGCTGTTGAAGATACTTGACGCCCCCACGCTCAACCCCGAGGGCAGCGTCCGCGATGGTATCCAAAGCAGTCGAAACGTAACCATCGTTCTCATCCATATGCGCCAAGTCACGCCAAGTAGCGTACTCAGTCTGCTCAACGGAGAACGCAGTGTTGATCATCGTGATCATGTCTGCGTTGAGAACGCCAACGGACGAGGTATCAGGGTATATCTGGTTCTCTGGAACCTCGCCTAGAGTAGCAGACCAATCTTCATACCACTCCCGAGACTTGGGCGCGGTCCGCGACCAGGGCTGATCCTTGGTGCCTGGCGAGCCGAACAGAGACGGGTCCGCCATGATGGCCTGCATGTCGCCAAACCCAAGCCTGGTATCCATGTCACTGGCCTGGGTTAGATAGTTCATAGGGTTGAGTCTGGACATGGCGAACAGTCCCTTCGGTTAGTGTGCAGTTTACCAGGAGCGGGCCGCTGCCGTCACGACCGTCCCAATAGAACCCATGTCCCCCACAGCCCACGAAGTAAACCATGCGGCCATAACCGTATCAGTATACGTGGACCCAGTTTCCGATGCGGTATACTCCAGCATCTCCCGTAGCCAGACAGCGACCGGATCAGTGGCTACAAGCGGTAACGGCCAAGATAGCAAGCACGTTGGGTTCTCCGGCTCAAACCCCCTAGCGAGTAGCTGACCAACAGGGATAACCCACTCACCTCGCGCCATCTGGGCTGCTAGCTGGCGTATTCCAAGCTCCTCGGACGGCTTGTTCACACGCGTGGTATGGAACGCTACAACACTAGCACCATACCGCATCAACTCGCGAACCTCGTCCTGCTTGCCTTCCCTAATCGCCCGTTCACTAGCGTTCTGGGCCCGATCCACAATCGACTTCTGAAACCCATTGGACTCAACCACAATAGCCCGATGCCGATGCTGACGCCAGTGCATGTAGAGTATCTCGTCGATCTCGTGGCTACGCCACTTGCCGCGAATGATGTCTACAAGCAACTTCTTGCTCTCTTCGGTAACCCCTACAGTTGTAATGACGTTGTAGGCTGCCTTATCGGATAGTGAGGACGCCACATCGACGCCGGCATACTTAGGTAGCGATTGGGTCATCTCTCGGTGCTCAGGGCTACCGTAGACGATGTTGGGGTCAAGTGATGGGATGAGCACTTCGTTCGGGAAGATGAGTTCCTCGTCCGAAAGCGGTTTCATCATGAACTGGCGGGCGAACATCCGATCATTGCGGAGTGACTTGCGTCTGGCCTCAAGGTTCTTCTCATTCCACCGCTCAGGCCAGAGGAAGTACTTCTTACCACCCCGAACTTGGTAGACTGGGTAGTAGAGCTTATGCCACGCGGGGTTGTTCATTAGCTGCATTGACAGGTCGTGTATATGCCACGGGGTGAAGCAGTAGACTACACGCCCACCGTCGGACTCTAGCAGGTTGATGAACGTCTCTTCGAACGTATCAATGACACGGGCCATTCGGGCTGGCTGGCCTACAATGCTTGGCCCCATCACATCGTCACAGTGGATGTAGTCGGCTCGACCTCCAGTTGCAGCCGATGTAACAGATACAACTTCGACCGAATACTCCTTCTCGCCGTGTGCTGCGCCCGCAACCCGAAACTTACCACCCGTCCAAGGCTTACCGGGCCTCAAGTCTGGGAACACACGCTGGACAAGCGGATCGCCTTCGATGATAGACCGTATCTTGCCAGCGACCTTCTCACCCAACTCGTCTGTCTCAGTGACGATCTTGAGACGGAGTGTGGGGTCGATCCCTAACTCCCAGATGTCACGCCATGATGCTTGTTCGGTCTTACCATGTGCGCGTGGCAGTCCTATGAGCCCAAGCCACTGCTCTTGCACATCCTCGGATCGGGGGATGAAGCGTTGCATCTTGCGATGGATCTTGCCTTGTAGGAACCGATTGCCGTGCCGGTCACGCGCAACATACTCAATGAACGCGTCGGGGTCCATACGAGCCGCCTTGATTTGGGCGTCCTCCCACGCACGTTGCACCAGTTCACGGGCACCATCATGCCCAAACTGGGCAACGAGCACATTAGAGATTCTGTCCTTGCAGGGCGCACTACTCGTCATCTGGGCACTCTTCCATAACGCGGCGGTGGACGGCGCGTAACGCTGAGCAGAGGCGTGAGACCGTGTTCCAGTTCGGCGGCGATCCACGACCTGAGCTTACGTAGCGATCCAAGTTGTAGATTGTCTGTGGGTGAACACCCGCCATCTCAGCTAGTTCATCCCGTGTCATACCGAATACCTCACGCATGACGCTAACGGTTGATAAGACGTTCTCTATGTGGAGTGCGTCTATGCCATGTTTGGCCCTACTCATTGCGGACACCCCCGCGCAGTATCGTATCGACTAGCGTGTCGTAACGGTGGATAGCGGACGCGCTACAAAGGCTACTGGACAGGCGGTATTCCTCTAGGGCCACATCACGCGAGAAGTTACCATCGTGCCTCTCTTCGGCGGCTACGCAAGCAGCGGCTAGCTCATAGACTGGGTTCCGCAACTCGGCAACCAGATCGGAGACGGTTTCTTCGACGATGGAGGTTACGCCCTCGCGCTCGCCAATGAAGCCTTTGATACTTCCGAAGTCTACGGCTACTCGCGTCCGCACGTAGACAACATGCCACGTAACAGGCCACGCCTCGATAGTAGCATCCCAATCCGGGTCCTCCTCCGCAAATGGACAGACTGTAAGCCCGTTGATGCGATGGTAGGTAACGCACCCATGCCCCCGATAGGGCGCTTCGTGGTATTCAAGGCTAGGAGGGTGCATTAGCGATCTCACGCCCCTCTACAAGCCGGTCAATCGCCGCGTCCAGATTGTCCTCGACATGGACATGGTGCCGCTGCCTCAATACAGAGAGCCAGATCATCCGTGAGTTGTAGTCGCAATGCAGAGGGTCATACCAGTCCGACACATCCAAACTAGGCGGGGCTGTTAGACCTGGGCCACGGTAGATGGCGTCTGAGAACGCGACCACTGGCAGTCCATACATGAAGGTCTCAAGACCCACATTACTGTTGATGGTGAGGGTGCAGTTGGCGTGTTTCAGGACCGAGTGGATGCTTAGGCCATTAGGCACCACTGTTAGGCCAGGTGGGGACGACTCATCAATCAGAGGATGTGGCTTGTAGACCGCGCCCGCTGTGCGTGACGCCTCGATCATCAAATCCAGATCACCCTGCTCGACTTGGAACATGCGGGCCGCGTCATAGTATATCTGGCCGAATGTAACAACCCGATACGGGTTAGACGGCTGCAACTCTTCAGGTATACAGAACTCATCGTCTGTTACACGTTCCCTGTGATACGGCTTTGTCTGCTTGTTGGTAAGCCACCATTGGCGATACTCCTCCATAGCCGGTATGTCAGCTATTGGATCGCCGAACCCAATCGGGAAGTAGCGGAGTAGTGGGTTCTCATGGTTCTTGTTGTACTCGTAGTAGGTCGCATCCAACGTGACGATCCACGAGGTTCTGGGCTTCTGCTCAGGCAGTAGTGGGCTCTCAACGCATAGGATGGTTCCTATGCCAGCCGTCTTAGCCGCGTAGATAGCACACCGAGACACTACGCTGACACTACCCCAAACAACCAGGATGACCTGCTCTTTGGGGGTTGTGAGACCATCCATGCGCTGCAGGTAGGCGTTGTAGTGTGTGTTGCAGCAAGCTTCCAGATGATCCAGCGATCCATACGATTCGTGCTTCAGGTCGAAGAAACGCTGGACCACCGAGACGCACTCCTTGGGCACTGGCTCCAACCGTGCGTTGGGGAGCAACTCAAGGTTGTCGTTCCATATCACGGTTGGGTGGCCCGAGTGGTTAGCCATATCGGCAAAGAGCCGCATACCGGGAACTAGTGATTCCACGCAAACGATGATGACCACTAATACTCACCCACTTCGCTTAGGACTCTCACCCATTGGCTCTTCCACCGCTCTTTAGTGAATGACTCCTCGAAGACAGTTCGCCCCATCTTAGAGAGCCTAGTGGACAGGTCCTTATCGGTGATTGCACGTCGGACCGCAGCCTCTATCTCGCCTGCTGAAGGATGTACTAGCAGCCCGTTATGCCCGTCTAGCACGAGGTCTGTAAGCCCACCAACGCGGGTCGCTATGGTTACGCAGCCAGCTGCCATTGACTCGATAGCAGTTAGGGATGTGCCCTCACAGGCCAGTGTTGGGATGACCGAGATGTCGGCATTCCAGTACTCCTGCTCCATGCCGTCCATCTCGTGGATCGCATATGAGCATCGGTCTGGGAACCGCTTGCCGAGTGCGCGGATGTGGTCCTCATAGACCTTGCTACCCTTACCTACGAACCGGAAGACGACATCGGTCATAGATGAGTCGTCCAGGATACTGGTTGCAGCTTGCAGCATGGGGTCAATACCGCGTGGGCCAGACAACCTACGCGCAAAGAGGACGACCGTCTTACCTGGTGTTCGAACGCCCTGGCATACTGGTTTGTTCTTACTAGCACGGTAGACGCCAGCGTCCGCATAGTTCGGGATGTACCGCATCCGGCTCGCTGTGTCTGTCCCGAAGACCGCTCGCACCCAGTTGATGCTGTTCGTATCAACAGACACAACGAGCTTGGGATTCATGTGGGCTGAATACATGGAGTTCAACCATGTCTTGTCAGTCCACTTCAAGTCCGCAGTCTTGAAGCTATCCCAGAAGATGCCATGTGTGACGGCGATGGAGTTGGGGTTGGCGTATATGCTCACGTCGATGTTCATGTAGATGCAGAGGTCGTAGTTGTCCGCAACGCGTGTGCGGAACGCTTCAGCCGTCTTAGGATGAAACCCGCATCTGTCACGACGCCCCCCGGCACCAACCCCATGTAGAGTGAAGCCCCGAACAGTGCCTGTCCAGGGCTTCTCGGACGCTTGGTAGAGCGTGACTGAATGACCGCGTTCGGTTATCAGTGTGGCGAGGTCGATAAGGTATCGCTCCCCGCCCCCCCATTGGCATGTGCCTATATCGAAGGTTTCCGTCATAGGGGAGACGAAATGGGGTGTCAGGATCGCTACCTGTCGCCGGTAGTAATCAGCCAACCCCATCATGGCGTTCCCCCCTAACTAGGTATGAGTTGCTTGAGGTCCGGGTTCTTAGAAGCCGCTTCAACAGCCGCTAGCGTCTCCTCAGTTGGGTCCTTTGCAGCTACGTCCAACGCCACTAATAGGGCTGCAAGTGCTTCAAGTCCAAGTGCAGTGTCCGACAACTCCTTCGAGCCATGCGGCCAGAGCGTCTTGATGAACGGGGCCGCCTTACGCAACGTCGAAGCAATGTCCCTTAGTTCGTCCTCAAAGGACGCCATCAACGCAATGGTGTCCACTAGCTTCGTCACGAAGTCCCCAATGCTAGAGATGGACTTCACGATGGCAGCTAGCTTAGTCGCCAACGCCATCAAGAGTCGAACTGCCAACTTCACGTACTCGCCGAGCTTATCCCACATTGTCCTCCTCGCCTCCTTCCTCTGGTGTTTCCTGGGTCAGTGGAAACCATACCGACGGGACACTAACGCTTGTCTGAGCCGCGTATCGCCTCTTGACCTCAGTATGCAAGCCAGTAGCTTGCAGGACTGCTCCGAGGCTAGCCAAGATGACCTCCTCGGTAGTTCCAAAGACATGAAGCCCCCACGGGATGAGCGCCCCCAAGATCATGACCTTCCAGACCACACTGCGGAGCCGGTCTGGCATGTTATTCCACCATGCAAACCCCTCTAAAACAGGCTTGATCATCGTCTCGATTACCAGCCACGAGAGGACGGCTGCGGACGTGGCGAACGCTATAGGGTTAGTGAAGTCAATAGACATGGGCGTCACCCCTACTCAGCAAGCTTCAGTGCCCGCACCAACATCGCAGCCACCTGCTCACGGGTCGCATAACCTTGTGGGTTCGATCCGTCTGTGATACCGAGTTCAATGGCCTTCTGCCACTCAGCCGTGAGTGCTGCACTCGGTGGCAGAGCGATAACTGGATCGTCTGGCTCGTCACTTGGGACCGATACCTCTGGCGGCTCAGTAACGGGCAAGCCAGCATACATCATGATGCCGTTGTATAGAGCGGTCGCAGCCCGTCTGTAGTAGCCGTCCGACTTGATGATCTTGGCCTCGTTCGGATTGGACATGAACATCAACTCGACCAGGGCTGCCGCCCCAGTCACCGCCCAGTTGTTACCGCCTGAAAGGACCCCTAACGACTTATCGAACCAAGTTGAAGCTGGTTCCCCATATGAGTATCCCACTCCAAACTCCGCGTTCACCGCATGTGCTAACGCAGTCGCTAACGCCTTACCCTTGACAGCCCGTTCATTATGGTAGAACCCATGACATCCACTAGAGGACGAGCTACTCGACCCGTCGTGATGAATACTAACGAAGATGTCCAAGTTGAGACCCGCAGCCCACTGACCCCTGGAATTAGGTCCCAACTTCTTAGACCAGTCAATCGTGGCATGAGAAAGGTAAACGTCATGCCCTCCAGCACGAAGCATGGGATACAACTCCAACGCAATCTTCATGTTCGCTTCGTACTCGCCGAGGGAGCCAGCCGCAGTCCCTATGTCCTTGACCCATGACCCGTTTACCTGTCTGAGAGTGCCGTGCCCAGGATCAATGCCGATACGCATGGTGGTCTCCTCCCTATCTAGCAAAACATTGCACCTATACTACACTGGCTATTCTGGCTTGTCTTCTTCATCCTCGATAGCGGACGCCATTGAGGTGAGTGCGTTGGAGTGGTAGATAAGGATGGAGGCTAGCCAGCGGTAGGTGTTCACAACTTCGGCGCGTGATTCCAGATCGCCGGATAGGACGATTGCGCCGCAACGCCACAGGTTAGCGGACGCGAACCGGATACGTTCGTTCAGTGAGTCTGCTATCGAGGCTGCAGACGGAACATCGTCGATGTCGTCGAAGTCGAAGTTCTCATCCATTGACACCCCGAGTCCCTTCCGGCACGAGTTCACCGTTGGTATCGACAACCAATCGGACCGGATCGCTCAGGAGCAGTGGGTGTTGCATCACGATCCCCAACTGCTCGTCAATGAACATCATCTGCTGCTTCGCGATGTCAGACAAGAACAGGTCGTTGATCGAATAGGTGCTACCACCCACCCACGATCCATTATGGATGATGTCGGTGACCCCACCACTGATATTGGCTAGCTGATGATGGTGACCAATATGCAAGGCTACCAGGTCTGACCGGCCAAGTAGGCCCATGACACGACCAGCCGCCCTGCCAGACCCGTAGTATGGCAGGCTCATCCAACCTCGAACTTGATCGCCGTGTATGATGCAGTGGATTTGCTGATTGGTCTCGTTCTGCGGGAAGACGGCGTATGGCTTGAGCCCGTCCGCTAACGGGCTGCGGTGTAGGTTCGGCACGTCTCGTAGCATGTGATCAATGATGAACCAATAGACGATCCGGTCAGTCTTGAACTTTCGACCAGCTTGGCTACGTCTACCGTGTGGGCCGTGGTTGCCAGGCACCCCGTAGATGGTTACCTCACTGAACTCCCGGCATATACGTTCCAACGATGCGCCGAGCTTAGTGACTGCAACCATGACCTGTCGTTCTGGATCAAGGTCCTGCTCGTATGCTTGGCCCGCAAACACCCCGAACGAGTCGAGCCAGTCACCCATTGCATTGACTATGAGGCGGTCCACAGTCGCGAACGAACGGACCTTCTCAACAACCTCAAGCAGTGAGTTCTCCCATCGTTCGAGCCTGGAGTGGAAGACATCGACCGAGTATTCAGACAGGCCGAGCGAGTCCTTGGCGTCAACGAGCGAGCCGATGTGTATGTCTGACACATCCACCATCGCAACGAGGCTATCTGCGCCCCGTTTCTTGCGATCTGGTTTGCGGTATAGGGCTGGGTTGGTCTTGAGTGGGGATACGATGTCTTCGAGTCTGATCTTGAGGACGCGTTCGAAGTCGTCCGCGTCCGATAGCTGCTTACGAAGTGCTGCGTTATCGGACAGTAGCTTCCGAATCACTTCGTCTGGCGGCCCATCTACAATGTTCAGGAACTCCTTGGGCTCGGTCCGTAACCTACGCTTCCACTCCTCGCCCGTCTTGTGGGGTAGCCCTACCTGCTTGCAGACCTCCTTCAGTGAACGAGGCTTCCCGCTCGGAGAAGGTGTTAGGAGCGCCGTTAGGAACTCTAGGCGCTTGTCAAAGTCGTGTGTGTTGCCTATCAACCTGAATCACCCCCTGCTGTAGATGAGCAGCAGGGGGAGGTGGGTTGTTGCTGGAGGTTACGGAGGAGGGTTTCGCACAGAAGGTCTATCTTACTGGCTGCGACGGTGAAGTCGTCCTCTAGCTTACTGATGCGGGTATCACATGTGTAGCGTCTAGTGAATGTCTCTTCCTCGTCGCGGGCCACTTTAGTCGCTAAGCGTTCCTGCGCTTCGTGTATCCCGTTGACCGCACCCTCTAGTGCTGTGACTGTCTCCTGTATCTGCTCAACGAGCCCCTTCTGCTTGGACCCGTTAGTCCCCTTACCAGCGAGCGAGAATACCAGAGTGAGCGCCTTCTGAACGGCCCACACCAGGATTCCAAGCATGGGGAAGACGAGGAGAGCTACAACACCTGCCGCGATATACAGGACTGTGCCGTAGTCGTACATACTCTGCGCTACATCGCCTGGAGACGGACCCATTAGCACAACTCCCTACTGCTAAGACATCGCCCCCACAACCAAACCTTAGTAGAACCTAGTCCCCGCTGCGACCGTCGGAAGGCCGTAGCGTCCGATGATGTCGATGGTGTCTACCAGCATCGAGTCGAGTCCCATCACTGTGCCCACGGTGGCTGCTCGTGCAGGCGGCGGACCTCGCTCGCGGACAGGGCGCGTGACCAGATGGCCGCGTGATCGACCTCACCGTCCCAGTCATCTGCGCCCGGATTGCGTGTCCCGATCCGCACGTCTACGCCGCCGGTCGTAGCGCCCGCCGCGACTGAGGATACCGGAGCGCCGTCGAAGTACAGCGTGGCGGTTCCGGCGAGCACCACGGCGGTGATGCTATGCCACAGATTGTCGGTCAGCAGATATGTTCCGACGCACGAGTTGCCGCCAGCCGTGAGAGTCGGCACCCCGGCGTCCGACCATATCGCGGCCTGGATGTCTGTGCCGTCTGTGCATGCCACCAGGTAGCCGTCCGTGGCCTGTGCGGTCCGTGCT